CTATTGGGGTGTCGACGTTGCGCGATCACTGACACGGGACAAATCGTCCCTCGCGAAGCGCAAGGGCCCGGTCCTGCTCGAAAAGGTGAAGCGCTGGCAGACGCCGGATACCATGCAGCTTGTCGGTTACATCGTGAAGGAATGGGACGAGACACCCGTTGCGGACCGGCCTGAAGCAATCTTTGTCGACATTATCGGCGTAGGCGGCGGCGTCTGTGACCGCTTGCGTGAATTGGACCTGCCGGCGGTCGGTATCAACGTGGGCGAGAGCCCCAGCGTCTTTGCGCAGGCCGTGAAACTGCGCGACGAGTTGTGGTGCCTCGGCCGAGACTGGTTCATGTCGAAGCTAACCGCCATGCCGGACGACCCGGAGACGATCGAAGAGCTTGTTGCGCCGCTCGTCGCATACACGTCGTCAGGAAAGGCGAAGGTTGAGAGCAAGGATGAAATGCGAGCCCGCGGCGTGCTCGGCGGCCGAAGCCCTGACGGTGCGGACGCTTTCCTGCTGACGTTCGCTCGCACAGGTGCAATCGCGTCCGGCGTCATGTCCAGCACGTCGCGTAAGGGGCCGCTGAAGCGAAAGAACACGAGGCGCGTTTGACCGGTGGTCGCCGCTGGGTTAGAAGTTGAGCTAGGATCAAACCATGAAGGACGTGATTGACACCGCCGAGCTACTGAAACCGGAAGAGCCGGCGGCGAAGAAACCAGCAGCGAAGAAGGACGAGCGCGGGTTATCCAGCGCGGAATTCCAAACGCTCGTCACTGAACTTGCGTCGGATGCTCAGTCCTACATTGATGAAAGCATTCGGGCAGACCGCACGCGGGCAACTGAATACTGGAAGGGCCGGCTCCCCGACGTTGACCAGGACGCCGCGCAGGAAGACCGATCAACGGCCGTTCTCAGCGAGGTTCGCGATACTGTTCTCGGCATGATGCCAGATATGCTGCGTATTTTCCTGAGCGCAGATGGCGTCGTTTCGTACACGCCTGTTCCCGTCGAAGACGTGTCACTGTTCAAATCCAGGCAGGACCAGGCGAAGCAGGCGACCGATTACGTTCAGAATATCGTTCTTCAGCAGGACAACCCGGACAGCTTCATTACGCTGCACGACGCGTTTCAGGACGCCATGGTGCGCAAGACCGGTTTCATAAAATACTGGTGGCAGAAGTCGAGAAAGCCGGAATTCACCACCTACACCGGGCTCGACGAGGACACAGTTCTTGCGATCGTCGGGGAGGATGACGTTGAGGTTGTCAGCAAGCGCTCGTACATTGATAAGTCCGCTGTTCTTGGCCCGGCGGTCTGTTATGACCTGCGTATAAAGCAAATCCGCGACCATGGCCGCATTCGTGTCCAAGCGGTGCCCTGCGAAAATATCATTGTGTCGCGCAAGGGCCGTTCGATCGAGCATACACCGCTGTTCGGATACCATGAAGAAAAGACGCTCAGCGACTTTACAGAAATGGGCTTTGACGCCGCGGACCTAACCGACTGTGACAATGACCCCGACGACACGGAGAGCATTGAAGCCGAGGCACGAAAGCCAACGGATAGCGCCAGCGTCACGCCGGACCCGGAAACGCCGCAGGACAGCACGTCGCGGAAGATCAAATACAGCGAAATTTATGTGAAGGCGGACAAGGACGGCGACGGTATCGCTGAGCTTATCCGCGTCGTTTGCGCCGGCACGAAATACAAGGTGCTTGAAGCTGAGCCCACCGACGAAGTCCAGTTTGCGGCGTTCTGCCCGTACCCTGAAGCGCACGAGTTCTTCGGCCAATCGGTCGCGGACCTCACGATGGACATTCAGCGTATCAAGTCGCGCGTCATGCGCGACATTCTCGACAGTCTCGCGCAGTCCGTGAAGCCGCAGACCGCCGTTGTCGAAGGGAAGGTGAACCTTGACGATGTTCTGAACCCGGACACGTCGAACATTATCCGCCAGCAAGCACCCGGCATGGTGCAGCCGCTCGTGACGCCGTTCGTCGGCCGCGAAGGGCTCCCAATTCTCGACCTGCTCACGAATATCCGGGAGGCGCGAACCGGTATGTCCGACGCGAGCCAGGGGCTCGACCCAAAGGTGTTGCAATCGACGGACAAGGATGCCGTTCAGGCGACGTTTACCAAGGCCATGTCGCGTATCGAAATGGTTGCGCGTATCTTCGCGGAAACAGGCATGAAGCGCTTGTTCCGCGGCATTCTGAAGCTGATCGTCAAGCACCAGGATAAGGCACGCACAGTCGAGCTTCGCGGCAAGTGGGTCACGATCGACCCCGCCGTACTCGACGGCGGAATGGGCGTCGTGGTCAACCTGCCGCTCGGCCGTGGAAGCCCGCAGGAGCAGCTTGCGTCACTGATGCAAATTCTCGCGAAGCAAGAGCAGATTATTCAGACGCTCGGGCCGGATAACCCGCTGTGTTCGCTTGAGCAGTATTACTATACACTCTCGAAGATCCTTGAGCTTATGTCATGGCGGAACACTGCGAATTTCTTCACGGACCCGTCGACCATGTCCGAAGAGCAGAAACAGCAGGTGGCGCAGGGAATGGCCGCGGCGAAGCAGGGCCAGCAAACGGGACCGGCGGCGCCGGACCCGGCTATTGAGCAAGCGAAGATCGCGAGTAACGAACGCGTCAAGATGGCTGAACTTCAGTTCAAGCGCGAAGAACTTGCCACGAAGACGCAAATCGAAATGTCGCGCATCCAATCTGACGCGAACATGCGTCTGGTCGAAATTCAGGCCACGCACCAGACGACGATTGACGCCGAAAATATCAGGGCGACCGTGAAGGCTAACAGCGACCAAATCGCCGCCACCACAAAAATCATCGTTGAGAAACTGAAGCCGCGAGGCGGCGCAGACAAGGGGACAGGTGAAAATGAGTGACGCGGAAAAGACAGTCTCAACGCTCGCGGAGTTCGCGAAAACCCTACAGAACAGCGAAGGGTTCAAGCAAATCATGCGCTTTCTGAAGACTGAGAACCTGAAGGATTGGGCCAACACGAACAGCGGCGACGCAGACAAGCGAGAAGAGCTTTACCGTGACATTCAGGCCCTCGGCAGATTTGAAACGCGGCTTCAGCAGATTATTGACGGCGCCGCGATCGACCAGCGCAAGAGCGACGCAGCAGCCGGGAAGCCGAAGAAGAATGAACTAACGTGGTAACCACGTGCGGTCACGAATTTGCACTTGAGCTTTCCTCAAGTCTCGGATAAATAGTTGATACCGTCTCAATCACATGCCCTTGGAGAAACCATGTCGACGCAGAATGAAGAACCAGAAGATATTGCCGGCCTCCTGATCGCCAATCCCGATCCTGGAAGCGCCGAGGGCGGCAGCGACGTGGACAACACTACCGTCGACGACGACGCAGACTTGGACGCAGACGACAACTCGGCGGAAGCCGGGACCGAAGGCGACGACGACAGCGGCGCGGACGACGAAGCCGGCAGCGAAGGCACGGACAACGAACTAGACGCAGAACCGCGCTACACCATCACACGCGATGGCAAGGAGCTTCAGGTTACGCTGAAGGAAGCGTTGGCGGGCTATCAGCGGCAGGAGGACTACACCCGGAAGACGCAGGAAATCGCTGACGCCAAGAAGGCGTTCGACGAAGACCTTGCGGCTGTTCGGGCTCACCGCGAGCAGTACGCAGGAGTTCTGAAGACCTTGCAGGAGCGTTTGGGCTCCGAGGACCAGGAACCGACAGCGGAGCAGTGGAATACGTTGCAGGCCGAAGAACCGGAGAGATACGCGGTTGAATGGGCCAACTACCAGCGACGTAAAGAGCAACGGGAAGCAGTCAAGGCTGAAAAGGATCGCGTCGCAGAAGAAACGCGGCTCGATCGCGTCAAGCAGGCTCAGGAGTTCGTCAAAGGCGAACGCGTGAAGCTGCTCGACAAGCTGCCAGCCTGGAAAGACCCGAAGGCATATGAGAAGGGTATGACCGTCAACCGGGAATACGCCATGTCGTCACTTGGGTTCAGTGAAGCCGAAGTGAACGCCGCATATGACCATCGCTTTGTTGTGGCTATCGACAAGGCGCGTCGTTTCGACGCGCTCATGGCGAAGCAGTCCGCAGCGAAACGAAAGCTCGCAGCCGCTCCTGATATGCCGGCGCCGGGTGCTCGTGTCCCAGCGACCAGCCGTCGTCAGGCCGAGCGCGACGCCGCAGAGAAGCGATTGAACAAAACTGGTCGAGCAGAAGACGCTGCGGCGTTGATCCTCGGCTAAAAAGAAAGGAACCACAGGTTAAGGATTGGCTCAGCCCGCAAATACCGGTTCGTCGGCCGACTATTCGACGCTTCGCGAGGATCTTGAAAACGTCGTTTACAAGATCGCGCCCACCGAAACTCCCGGCATGATGCTGGTCGGCCGTAAAGGCAAGTTCGACCAGAAGTATCATGAATGGTCGACGATCGACCTTGCCGCGGCGAATGACGACAACGCGGAAATCGAAGGCGGCGATGTGTCGAATGACGCGCCGAACACCCCCAAGCGTTTCGGCAACTACACGCAGCTTATGGACAAGGTTGCGCAGGTTTCCTCGACCGTTGAGAAATCGAAGGTCGCGGGCAACGTGCAGAAGATGGCGAAGCAGATTGCCTACAAGGTCCAGGAAATCAAGCGCGACATGGAGAAGCGCTTGCTGTCCAACAAGGCCGCTGTGCCCGGCGATGACAGTACCGCCGGCAAGACTGCTGGCCTCGGCGCCTTTATTCGCACGAACGTCAGCCGCGGCGCTGGCGGCGCGAACGGCACGCTGTCTGGAACGACCGTTGGTTACCCCAACGCGGCACCGACTGACGGCACCGAACGCGAGTTCACCGAAGACCTGCTGAAGCCTGTCATTCAGGCGGCCTGGGAGCAGGGTGGACAGCCCACGCACCTTATCGTCGGCGGCTACAACAAGGTGAAGGCTTCGGGCTTCACCGGCAACGCGACCCGCACGAAGAAGGCGGAAGACAAGAAGCTCGTGGCCGCGATCGCGGTTTACGAAAGCGACTTCGGCCAGCTTCAAATCGTGCCCGCGCGTCTGACCGTGCAGCGTCAGGCGTTGCTGCTCGACCCCGAGTACGCCGAAATCGGCTACTTGCAGACCATGCACAACTTCGCCTTGGCGAAGACCGGTCACAGCGACCGGCGCGCGGTCGCCGTCGAGTGGGGAACGATCGTCGGCAACGAGGCCGCGCATGGCCTGGTCGCAGACCTCACGGTTGCTGACTAACCGTCTGCATTGAACCACGGCGAGCCCTTCGGGGCTCGTCATTTATCAACGCATACGGAGAAAACTCTTATGTGGATTTGGAAGCAGATTGCCAACGGGGGTATTGCGCTGATGACTGGTGACGGTCGAAAGCGCGCAATGACCGTCGACAAGAACGGCTCTGTGACGTTCCCGGCGGGCACGGATAGCGGCGTTCGCTATCGCGACGTTGCGCTTACGCCAGCGCAGGTGAAAGCCCTCAACGCGACGCCCATTACACTTGTCCCAGCGCCGGGCGCGGGGCTCGCCAACGTGTTCGAAGGCGCTGCGGTCTTCTTGAAGTATGGGACGGCCGCTTACGGTGGTATCGCTGCCGGCGAGGATCTTTCCATCAAATACACGGACGGTTCGGGGGCGGAAGTCGCGCAGTGCGAGACGACCGGCTTTCTCGACCAGACGGCAAACGCTCTGCGTTATGTGCGCCCGCAAGCCGCGGCAAGCGGCAACAGCGCCATTACGCCGGTCGCAAATGCCGCGCTCGTTGCGCACATGCTCACGGGCGAAATCACGACCGGCGATAGCACCGTTTACGTGCGTGTCTATTACCGCGTCATTCCCGCAACCTTCTAAGGGAGAACAATGGCGACACAAGCAGAGAAGAAGGCGGCTGAGAAGGCGGCGGCGAAAGCCGCGGCTGAGGCCGCCAAGAAACAGACGGCGGCGGAAAAGCCCGCTGCTGACGTAGCCGGCGACAATGCCGACTGGAACGACGAGCCCGAAACGGAGACGGGAGACGAGTTCAACGGCCTTGTGAAGGTCCGTTGCATCGTCGACACGAAGCCGTGGACTGACAAGAAGGCTCTCGACAACGACGAGGAAGCAACGGTGCCTGAGGAAGTCGCCGCGCTGATGCTGAAGCGAAAGCAGGTGGTCCTGGTATGAGCGGCATTGAACGCCGTATCGTCGACACTGGCGAGGGACTAGCGTTCCTCGCCACTCAGGACGTGCAACCCATCCTTGACCACAACAAGGAGGCGTATAACGACGGGACGCGTGGGTACACGCCGTCGCGCGACATGCGTAAGATCGCGGAAATCCCGCTCATTATTGCTGAGAAGTGGCGCAATGAGTTGGGCGTTGACGTGTTCGACCGCAACCACGCGGACGCGGTCCGTCGTCTGCTGAACGACCCCGAATATCTGTACCTGCGCACGGCGCCGGGGCGCGTGTAATGCCAGTCGCGCTTTCCACATTCAATGATCTCGTGACCGAATGTCAGGATTGGCTGTTCGGTCGCGCGGACATTGCCGGGAAGGTGCCAACCTTCGTGCGGCTCGCGGAAGCGAAGTTTAATCGCACGCTTTCATGCCGTCAGATGGAGCAGCGCTCCACAACTACAATCAGCCTCGCGAATGACGAGCCAGAATTTATCTCGCTGCCGGGTGACTTCCAGCTTATGCGCAGGGTGCGCCTGAAGAACCTGCCGAACAGGCCGCGTTTGAAGTTCGCCGTAGCGTCGCAGCTTGACGAGCTTAGCCAGCGTGAGAATGGCGGACAACCGGGGACGCCAATTTGGTTCGGACTTGCTGGCGATGAAATGGAGCTTTGCCCTGCGCCGAATTCCGAGTTCGTCATTGAAATGACGTACCGGAAGAAGCTGCCGCCGCTCGGCGCAGACAACCAGACAAACTGGCTGCTGGACCTTGCGCCTGACGCGTATCTGTATGGGACGCTCATGGAAGCCGCGCCATACCTCCACGAAGACGAACGCATTGCCGTTTGGTCTTCCGGCGTCCAAGGCGCCGTCGACCAGCTTAACAACATGAGCGAGAAGGCGCTTTATAACGCCGGGCCGCTCACGATACGCAGGAAAGGCTACCGATGAACACGCTCAGTGACTATGCAGAAAATCTAGTTCTGAAATGGTTGCTCAGCGCAGCAGCCGCGACACGACCGACAGCTTGGTACGTGGCGCTATTTACGGCTGCGCCTGGTGAAACCGGCGGCGGAACAGAAGTCGCAACCGGTGCGTATGCGCGCCAGGCGATTGCGTTCACTGTGAGCGGGTCCGCGCCCTCGCAGGCGGCCAACAACGCGCAAATCGAATTCCCCACGGCAACGGCCGGCTGGGGCACTATCAGCCACGTTGGCATTTTTGATGCTTCGACCGGCGGAAACATGCTGGCCTACGGCGAAGTTCTCAACCCTATCACTGGCCTTGCTGACCCGCAGGAAATCCTGACGGGGAATATCTTCCGCTTTAACACGGGCGATGTTGTCATAACGCTGGATTAAACCAGCATGGCGGCGTCAACCCTCTTCAACATGGTTCGGGTGGCTTCGTCCACCGTAGGCAGCGGCGCGAGCGCGGCGCTGGACGCGGCCGTGACCGGGTTTCTTGACGCGACTGCAATTCCGAATGCAACGCTTGTGTCCTACGTCATTGAAGACGGCGCCCAACGTGAAACAGGGCAGGGTGCCGTCAGCAGCACAGGCACAGCGCTTGCACGTACAACCGTGCGGTCTTCGACGAATGGCGGCGCGCGCATTGCCATGTCTGGTAGCGCTGAGATTTATATTGACGCTCTGAAGGAAGACCTAGAAGACGCGACGTTATTCAAGACCGGTACGGTCGACCCGAACCGTCTTGGCTCGTCCCCTACATCCGCGAAAGCATTGTTCGGTGACAGCGTGTTTCGAACGCTTGCAGCGATTGCGCAGTCAGGTAGCGCTAGCGACCTTGCTTCAGGCACAGTGCCAACCGGACGGCTTGGCTCAGGGACCGCAAGTGCTGCAACCTTTCTCGCAGGGGACCAGAGCTATAAAACGATTAATGCCCTTTCAACGGCGAGCGGTAGCGCCCCGTCTTACTCATGCCGTGCTTGGGTGAATTTCAATGGGACGGGTACAATTGCTATCCGTGCCAGTGGGAATGTCTCTAGCATAACCGACAACGGGATTGGGGATTACACTGCTAATTTAACCACGGCGATGCCGGACGCGAACTACGGTATCGCAATAGCGCACTCCCGTACAAATTCGAACACGACGCTGCTTCCAAGTTGCAGAATAGACAATAATAACCCGCCGACCGCTTCTGCAATGCGTTTCCAGACGGGCATACCGGATGGCGTTAGGGTTCAGCAGAACGAAGACGTAGCATATGCCTGCGTCACGATAATCCGGTGAGGAAGAAGCATTAGCAATGATGATTGCATACACCAGGGCTGACGGCGGCGTATCCATCGTTGTATCTGCCCCTAAAGAGGCCATAGAGGAATTCGCCGGCCGCATGACTGTGAAGGAATATCGCAGGCACGTACACGTCAGGTCCATCCCTGCGGACGCGACTGACGTTGTTTATTTGCCGACGAATTGGTCACCCCCATGTGACCGGTCTTTTCGCGACGCGTGGGTCATGAACGCGGGGCAGGTTAGTATTCACATGCCGAAGGCTCGTGATATCTGGCGTGGAAAGATGCGCGCGAAACGCGCACTGCTGTTGCCGCTCCTTGACGTGCAGTTTCAGCGGGCGCAAGAAACCGGCGCTTGCACTGCCGGGATAGTGTCCGCGAAACAGGCGTTGCGAGACGTGACGCAAGATCCGGCTATTGAAGCAGCGCAGACGCCGGAAGAGCTTAGAGCAGTCTGGCCCGATGCATTGAGCGGCTGATATGCTTGGTCATCGCCCGATCGCAGGGAAGCCTCTCGGCTCCAATTTTAGGGGCGGTGTTACAGTTGTCTTTGCGAGAGTTGTTTTTGCTGCGCTCAGCGCTGCGAGCTTTACCGGGCGCGCGTTGCGGCGGAAATCAGCCGCGTTCGCGGCTGGCTCTCATGCGAGCGCCACGGGCCGAGCGCTACGCGTTAAACGGCTAGTCATTGTCGCTGCTTCGGCAGCCACTTTCAAAAGCCGCTTCCTGCGTCGCTCGTCGGTAGTAATACCTGCCGTGTCCAGGCTGACGGCCAACTTCCGCAACCTCCTGAAGCGCGCCGCCGTCCGCGCCGCCGCGACCAGCACCGTGCAGACGGTGGGTCACTTCCTGCGTGCTAAAAAACTTGCTATCGCCGTTGTGCCTCATGTCACTATACCGGGGCGTTTTATGCGGCTGGGCCGGCTGGTTGTGACTACCGTCAGCATAGTTTCTGCTCGGTGGAGAATTCTCCCGTTCCGTGTGGCCCTGCGAATTTCCGCCGTTAGTGCTGTGGGCTTCACCGGGCGATTTATGCGGCTCGGTCGTCTTTCGGTCGCGGCGGTAGTTGAGCTATTGTCAAAAGGCAAGCTCTTGTGGGATACTGTGCCTCAAGAAATTGAGCCTTGGACGCCAGCGACGTTGCAGGCGGAACCATGGGCCGACGCGACGAAACAAGTTGAACCATGGACCGACGCGACGAAACAGCCGGAAGACTGGACACCAGCAATCAAACAAACGGAGACGTGGAACTGACGGATGGCCGATACCTTTACCCCGAACCTCAATCTTACGTTGCCGGAAATCGGGGCCTCTGACGACACGTGGGGCGACAAGCTCAATGACAACTTAGACTTCCTGGACGCGCTATTTGCCACCAGCGGCGAGGGAACGGTTGTTACCCGAGACGCCAGCAATGATGCTTTGGTTTCCGGCGTGAACCTCACGCGAGCAGCGGGAAATGCAAGGGTACTGAAGTTCAAATCCGGCGCTTCTATTCGCTGGGACTTCGGCGCGGACGCTACTGTTGAGAGTGGCAGTAACGCTGGCTCGAAGTTTAAATTGAACCGATACGACGACGCCGGCCTGTTGCTTGGTACGCCGCTGACGGTCGATCGAGACACTGGCCTTATTACTTTCGCGAGCACGCCGAAGGTCGGCAGCAATAACGTCCTGCACATGGGAAACCTCGGCAATCTTCCGCTGCCGATCGGAACGCCGCTTCCGTGGGTGCTGGACACTCTTCCATCGGGGTTCTTATGGATGAATGGCGGAACGGCGTCTCGAACAACGTGGGCCGAACTATTTGCCGCGCTTGGAACTAAGTTCGGCGTAGGAGATAGCCTGACCACTTTTGGCCTTCCTGACTGGCGAGAAGTTGTCCCGGTCGGAAAGAGCACTATGGGCGCAACGTCTGCGCGCGGGCTGATTACCCATCTGACGTTGACGGATACCGCCGCCGCACCTGTTGGCGAAGCGAAGCATACTCTATTGGCCACAGAGCATGCGCTCCATGACCACGACGTGTTTTTATATGAGCAGGACCACAACCACGGCCTGAGCGTCAACCGGACCGCTGACGCCGCAGACGGCGCTGGGCAAGCAGCCATCAAAGCAAACACGCCCGGCATTGAAAACGGAAACACGAATGTTGGCGTGACGAAGAACGCCAAGACCAATGTGCAGGTTCGCAGCGCGGCGGCCGGCGCGGGTACACAGAACAAGACTGCCGCGCAGGGAGACGCGACCCCGTTCAACGTCGTGCAGCCTTCAACCGTCTGTAACTGGATTATCAAGGCTGCGTCCTAATGGCCGACGATTTAGTTTCAGTAAAAATCCCAAAAGGTTTCTTCCGAAACGGAACAGAATATGAGGCTTCCGGCCGCTGGTATGATGGGAGCCTTGTGCGCTGGGAGAACGGACGGCTGCGTCCAATTGGCGGGTGGCGTCGTGTGCTTGCCGAAGGCGCGACGCTGACGGGTAAGGCACGCGGAATTATCGGCTGGCGTAGTAACAAGGGCTTCCGTTACGCGGCGATCGGTACGAATGAGAAACTCTATATTTCTTCCGGCGGCGACTATAGCGACCTTACGCCGGATGATCTTGTGCCCGGCCGCCCCGACGCGATCGAGGGGCCCGGCTACGGCGTCGGTCCGTATGGCGCCGAACTGTACGGCCGGCAACGAACAGACAACGTGCTGGCGCTGGACGCTGCGACGTGGTCGTTCGACACATGGGGGGAGAACCTGGTTGCGGTGCTATCATCTGATGGCAGGATCTTGGAATGGAGCCCGATCATTGGGGCCGAACCGGCTCCGATAGCGAATGCGCCTGATGACTGTGTAGGCGTCCTTGTAACAGATGAACAGCATCTTCTGGCGCTGGGCGCTGGTGGCGACCGGCGCCGTGTTCGCTGGTGCTCGCAGTCGGATAACACTGAATGGTCGGTTTCAGACCTGACGACGGCGGGAAGTCGTGCCCTCAAGACGCCTGGAAACATTGTCACTGGTCGCATTGTCGGGTCGTTGGTCCTCGTGTGGACAACGACGGATGTTCACGCGATGGACTATCTCGGTCCGCCGCTGATTTACAATAATCGGTTGTTGGCTGAGAGTTGTGGCGTAATCAGTGCGAACGCAGTCACTACCGAAAGCTCGCGGGCTTTCTGGATGGGCCTTGGCGGCTTTTACAAATATGACGGCGTTGTTTCGCCGATGCCGTGTGAAGTCCAGGATTATGTCTTTGGGGACATAAACACGCTTCAGCGCTCGAAAATCTATGCTGCCAAGAACAGTCGATATGGTGAAATCACGTGGTATTATCCATCGGCCAATTCAGACGAGAACAACCGATATGTGACTTTCAACTATAGGGAAGGGAACATTTGGTATTTTGGGGCGATGGACCGAACCTGCTGGCTCGATCGTGGCGTATCTACGCTTCCAATCGCGGTCGACCCTAGCGGCGTTATCTTCGAGCATGAAACAGGGCTTCTTGCAGACGAAGCATCGCGTAACGGACAGGTTTTCATCCAAAGCGGGCCCGCGGAAATTGGGAGCGGGGCCAACGTGATTTACAGCAACCTTATGCTTCCTGACGTTGATAATGGCGAAGCGATCCGCCTGACGATGAAGACGCGAACGGCTCCGAAGGGGCCAGAAACAACGTGCGGGCCATACGGCCTCGTGGCAAATGCAGAAGGCTACGTTCCGGTGCGCGTGGCGGGAAGGCAAGCCTCACTGCGTATAGACCAAATTCAGGACGCTCAGTGGGGGTTCGGCAATAACAGGTTCAAGATCACCCAGGGAGGTAAGCGTTGAAGCTACAGCAGGCACCGGAGCGGTGGACACCAGAGTTCCAGAATAAGCTGAATTCCGTCCTCGAAAATGAAGACCGAAAAAATCTGAAGAACGGTTCGAACATCGAACTGGTGCAAAACAAGCTCATTCTGCGTTCCCCAAATGGCTCGCGCTTTGCGCTGTCTGTCTCTAACGCGGGAGTTCTTTCAGCGACGGCCCTATGAGCAAGTTGATTGAGGAATTTCTTGCTGGCCGAGACGCGGTCGCAGACTTCACACGGTGCAGAGGATATCTGCAATCCGCGCTCGACCTGATCGAGACGCACACGATGGGAGACATTATTGCCGGGATCGAGCGCGGCGCGTTTCACTTCTGGCCCGGCCAAAAGTCCGCGGCGATCACGGAAGTTTACCAGTATCCGCGCGCTCGATACCTGAACATCTTTTTAGCGGGCGGCGACCTAGACGAACTTCTGTCCATGGTCCCGTTGTTCAAGTCATGGGGCGAGCACCTTGGCTGCACGGAATTAGTCTTGGCCGGTCGGCCGGGCTGGGAAAAAGTTCTGAAGGGTTGGACACGAAGGGCGGTCGTGCTATCAACTCAAATTGAGAAAGGCTCAAATTGAAGAATACGCCCGTCAAAGAGCAGAGCACCAGTACAACCTCTCTGCCAGCATGGCTGAATCAAGCGTCCCAATCGAACTATGACTTCGCCAAGTCATTGCCCGATTTTGTGCCGTACACAGGACAAGGTGTTGCGGGGCTTACGCCGGACCAGCAGCAGGCATTTGACCTCATGCGGTCGACCGTTGGCGCCGGACAGAGCGACGCCGCGCCCGCCGGGGCTGGCTTCTCAAATGCAATGAATTTCACGGCCCCGCAGCTTACAGCGGACGGTATTTCGTCGACTGTTACCGGGCTCATGAACCCGTATCAGTCCCAGGTGGTTGACGCAGCAAACGCTGAAATTGAGCGGCAGCGTATCTTGAAGGACCAGCAGAACGGCGCCGCCGCGGCAAAAGCCGGTGCGTTCGGCGGCGATCGCTACGGCGTCGTCCAAGGCATGAATGATCGCGACTTCATGACGACGAAGGCGAACACGACCGCGAGCCTCTTGAAGGGCGGCTATGACACCGCGTTGTCAACGGCTCTCAGCATGGGACAGGGGAACCAGAACGCGGCGCTTCAGGGCGCCGGCATAAATCTGCAAGGCGCTGCCGGCCTGACAGACTTCGGCAAAGCCATGCAAGCCATGGGTATCAACGACGTGAACGGCCTCCTGACGACCGGCGGCGTTCAGCAGCAGACGGACCAGGCACAGAAGACCTTCGACTACAACGAATTCCTGCGCCAGATCCAGCAGCCCTACCAAAAGCTGCAAGGCATGAACCAGTCGGTCGCCGCTGCGAAAACGGACACAACGACCAACAGCCAGTCTCAGAAGGACAGCTATTCAAATCCACTCGCGGGAATTCTCGGTGCGGGACTTGGCATTGCTGGAATGTTCGGCACAGGAGGGTTGAGCGGCTTGGGCGGGTTGGCCGGATTGCTCGGCGGCGGAAGCGGCGTCGCTTCAACAATGAAAGTCGGGAACCAGTATTTCCCGATGTATACGTGAGGCGTTTGAATGTTTGGCTTCCAGGAAATCCCCGGTCTTCTGACGCCCGAAATGCAGTCGAACGTCAACAACTCAATGTTGATGGGCGCTGCTGCTGCGCTAATGAAGGGCGCTGGACCGCGTTCAACTCCTGACTTCTTTGGCGCGTTTGGCGAAGGTCTTCAGGGCGCGCTCAGCGGATACGAAACCGGGCAATCGAACGCGCTCAAACAATCTCTGCAACGTGAGCAGATTAAGAAGCTCGCAGACGAACGCGCGCTGCGGGAGCGCTGGGAAAGCATCTTCGGTGTTGGTTCGGCCGCGCAAATGCCAGCGGGCATCATGTCGCCACAACAGCCTGCCGCAGCCGCCGGGAGCGACCCCGCCACGCCTGCGCCCGCCACAACCCAACAGCCGCCCGGTCTTCTGAGCCCGCAGGGACAGCCCGGCGCGCGTCCGGCTATCCCGACGCAGAACGACGTTCGGACCTCAGCGGCCGGCGGTATCAAGCAGGTGCTCGCGGATATGCCGCCTGCGCTTCGACAGATGATTGGCGTCATGGGTCCACAGAAAGGCATGGACACGCTCGCAACGTGGGTCGGAAAGAAAGCCGAGAAGCCAAGCGATACTTTCCTGACTGTCAAAATGCCTGACGGCAGCACGAAATCGCACCGTGCGGATAGTCCTGCGCTCGACGCTGCAATTCAGAATGGCGGTATGATCGTCACCACGCCGTCCAGCCAGCGCGAGACGGAGCTTGTCAGCCTGCGAGGCGTTGACGGCGTCGTTCGCAGCTATCGCAAAGACGACCCGGCGATTGATAGCGTCCTTGCTGCCGGCGGAACGCAGGTCACTACGCCGTCGTCTAACCCGAATGACCACACGAAAAAGCCAGACGCTTACTTGCTGCCGAATGGAAAAACCGTGTTGTCAGTCGACGGACAGACATATGAAGACGAAGGCGGCGTGAAACAGCGCATCCCGCAGACCGGAACAATTAAACTCGGCGCGGATACCGCATATGACGCAAGCCGGTCTGCGAAGGTCGAGAGCCGCGCGCAAGCCGATCTTGACGCTCGCAGGGCCGCGCCCGGCGATCGGCCGCCGGCAGAAGGACCGACAGCGCAGGGCACGGGTCCGTATTCTGCGCTCAAGGGCGCGGCGGACGCTGTTCTTGGCGGCCTCGGCGTGGACAAGGCAATTGGGCAGAACGGCATTTTCCCGCAGACGACGGCGAACCGCCAGTATCTTTTGAACCTGCGCCAGGTTGGCAAGACCGCGCTCGTCAACAACCCGCGCTTCCCGGTCGCGGAGCAGAAGAACGTGGACGAGCTTTTCCCAAACCCCGAAGCCTTCTGGACCAACCCGAACAGTGAAGCGCAGAAAATCCCAATCATGCGGAACATGCTGAATGAGAACCTGACTGCGAACAATGAAGCAATCGCTGGCGGTGGGCTCACGAAAGAGGAACGCTCGAAGCTGACGAGCAACAACATCGAAATCAAGCGTGCCCTTCGGCTTCTTGGCGAAGGCGACGCGAGCCTTGACGCGCTCAACCCGAGCCCCACGACGCAGGCCGCCACCAGTGCGGCAGGTGGCAGCGACGCATGGTCACGCGTGAAGCCAAACCAGATTGTCCTGCAAGGCGGGAAGAAATACCGGAAGCGTGAAGACGGTTCTGCGGAGTTGCTGCCCTAATGGTCGTGCGCGTCTATATTCCAACAAACGGCGATGCGTCATCGTCGAGTGACGTTCAGCAAGTCGGTTTTGATCCAAACGCCGCGTTCGACGTTGTACAGGACGCGGGGGCCTCGTCTTCACAGTTCGACCCGAATGCGCCCTTCGAAACGGCAGCGGAGCCACAAAAGCCTGAGCCAGAAAAGAAGCCGGGCGGCACGTATACCGGTGCATTCTTTGGCGGTTTCAACAAGGGCCTCGGCCTTCCGGTGGACATGGTCAACGGGCTTCTGAAGCTCGCGCGCATGCCGGTTTCTCAAGAGCCGTTCCTTGGCTCGAAGTGGTTTGAGAAACATGGCTTCGTTCCGAAGGCCCCCGATACGATAGCCGGTCGCGCGTTGTCGCGTGTTGGCGAAGAGTTCGGCGCCGCAGCGCTGCCGAGTGGCTTGCTCATGAAGGCTGCGAGCGGTGTTAATCTCGCGGCCCGCAACGGCGCCCCCAAGTTGGTTGAGAGCATTCTGGACCCGATCGCCCGCGCGCCGGGTAAGGCGCTGACTGGCGAAGTCATCGCCACGGCTGGCGCTGGCGCTGGTGCTGCGACTGCGCGTGAGGCCGCGCCTGACAGCCCCATGGCCGAAATGGCAGGGCAGCTTGCAGGCAGTTTTGCGCCGGCCGCTTGGGCGAAAGTCAGCCCTACAGCCCTTGCGATTAAGGGAGCCAACAAATTTGCACAGAGCTTCAGCAAGACCGCGCAGGAACGCGTCGGTCGCGAAGCCGTGCGGGATCTTCTCGGCCGCGAGTTGACGCCGGAAGCCATGGCCTCGCTAAAAGAAGCGGACCGGTTAAGCGCAGCCATTCCGGGCTTCAACCCATCTGTGGCAGAAGCAACCGGCGCGCAGAGCCTCGTTCGCCAGCAGCAGCGTATCGAGACGCAGGCGACCGGCACAGAGCTTGATAAGCTCGTGAACCGTCGTCGCGTGAACGAACAGGCTGTGGCGGATTACGCCGAGCACGTCGCGCCTTCGGCCGCTGATAACCCCGACTTCGTCATCAATGCCGCTCGGCAGCGCGCCGACCGGTTGCAAGGCGGCATTGAGCGCCAACAGGCAACCGTGCAGGGCGCCCGTGAAGACCTCGCGCGCCGGTCATTCCCGGTTGTCGATCGAGCCGAGGCCGGCGGCACCATTCGCAACCAGCTTGCCGAAGAGCGCGCCGCGCGCCGCGCCGAGGCTGACAGACTGGCCGCAGAGATTGGTATTGACGACGTGGACGTGACGGCGAACTTCACGGCCGCCGCTCGACGCCTCAATAATCAGTTTGAGCCGCGCACGCCGTTTGACGACGTTGCCAACACGCCGCGCGTGCTGGAAGACATACGCCGCGCTGGCCGTCCTGTTCCAACCGGGGCAGTCGACGAAGCGGGTAACGCGATTACAGAGCCCGCACGGGTGACGTTCCGTGACCTGAAGGGCCTGCGCGAGCGCGTGAGCGACGACCTGATAGACGCTGCTGGCGCTGCCAGCCCGAGCCGCAAGCAAATTCGGCAGTTAACGCAGCTTCGCGAAGAGGTCGACGGGCTCATTAATCAGACCGCTCAGGCGTCTTCGGACCCGGCGGTTGCTGAGCGGTACGCTGCATTCCGCCGCGCGTATTTCGATGACTATATTCGACCGTTCGAACAGGGCGCAGCCTACAAGGTTCGCTCGCTCGACGGTCGCGGGTTTTACAAGACGACCGACGAGAAAGTGGCCGACGCGTTTTTTCAGAAGGGCAACACGTCCGCTGCGGACCAGTTCAACGAAATCTTCGCGAACCGCCCCGAGGCGCGCGACGCACTGCGGAGCACGGTTGTTGACAGCCTGCGCGATTATGCGGTTCGTGACGGCGTACTGAACCCGGACCGGTTTATAACCTGGCTGCGGGAGCACCGCTCTGTGCTCGATCGCTTCCCCGATATTGCGCAGGAGCTACGCACCCCGGCCCTGGCCGATATTGCGTACATCCGACGCCAGGAGCAGCTTGCGCAGCGGTCGCAGGCCGTCGAAGGCTCCATGCTCAACCGTGCGCTCAACAGCTACGGCCGCGGCGCTACGGCCAACAGCGTGATTGACGCGGCGCTGAAGGAGCCGCGAAAAATGGCGCAGCTTGTCGCCGCGCTTAAGCGGAGTGACGGCGCGCTGGCAGCGCTTCGTCGCAACGTATGGGACCGCGCTACGGACGGCGACGCGCTCGCGATTGCGAAATTTGTTCAGGACAATAAGGGCTCGCTGCGCCACATCTTCGGCGCGCAGCACCTTCAGGACATTTCAAACATCGCTGCGGCCCGCGCCATGATTACCCGCGTCCCGAACCCACAAGGTGCGGCCTATGTGCCGCGCCCGCTCGAATGGGTTGAGAAGGCTGTAGGGCAGGGGCTTCCGCAGTTGTCGAGCCGTATCTTCGCGTTCAAGTCGGGCCGCGTGCAGAAAGAATATCTTGTGATTGACGCGTTCCTGCGCTCGCTGCGCGGGCGTGCTCAAATTTCTGCGGACCAGGCATTCAAAGCCGCACTTTTTGACCCGAAAGTTGCGAAAGAGCTTGCGCAGTCTATTGAGATAGGCTCAATTCCTGTGTTAAAGGCCAAGCGCCTGCAATCGCGTTTGATTGCGCTGGGCATCCCGCTTCTCGATAAAGAGGACGGAGCCCCGGACCAACCGAAGGAATGACCAACTGGCCGAAGGACACGCAATCAGCCCGTAACGCGTTTTATGGCGACCCAGGAAAGGGCGAAATCCCGCGGCAAATGGTGCCGGTCATTCCGCCGTTCCGCATGATCTATATTGATGACAAGGGCAAGAAGTCCGTCGTCAAGAAGATCCAGTTCCACCGTCTTGCGGCGAATTCATTGCTCGCGGCGCTCAACGAGATTTGGGACTACTGCGGTCGGGACCAGAAGGTTCTTGAGAGCTACGGCCTCCATATTTACGGAGGCGCGTACAACCATCGCTACGTCAGGGGCTCAAACTCGAAGTGGTCAAACCACGCTTACGCGACCGCGATTGACTTCAACCCCGCAGCGAATGGCCTATACGCCAAGGGAAACATTCCACAGTTCGCGATTGACGCTTTCTTGCGTCAAGGTTGGATGTGGGGCGGTTACTACAGCGGCCGAAAAGACCCTATGCACTTCGAGGCCGTTGACAACGGCGGCCGTAAGCCGAAGTCGCCGCCGCCCGCGGCGAAACGCGTGGCTTTAACCGCTGTCGGACCAACGCCGCCAGCAGACGCACCGGAAGACGAGTTCGGCTCAGCCAAGCCCATTTACAAATCAAAGATCGTGCAGGCCGCAACCGCTATCGGCGTGACGGAAGGCGGCGACGCGCTGTCGCAGGTTAATGACGCGGCGACCAAGGCTGCGGAGCTTAAGGGCCACGCTGACGACCTGGGACTGTGGGACGTTGTGCAGCACCTTGTCACAAACCCGCGCTTCATTATGGCGGCCGTCGTCGTGGTTGCCGTTATCGCGATCGTCGTATGGCGCTGGAAAGACCACGAATAATGTTCACAGCAATTGGAATTCTCAGCGGGCTAGGGCTCGTCGGCATTGGTGCCCTTTGGTGGTTCTTCCCGGCCGCGGTGCTCTCGTTCCTGGCGTCGAAACTAGGCCGTGTTCTGCTCGCCGCGCTCGCCCTTGGGCTCGTTGTCTATTTCATCTTCAACGCTGGCCTGCGCAGCGGCCGGGCCGAGTGCAGGGAAGCAAACCTGAAGTCCCAACTCGCGGCGAAAACGGTTGACGCTCAAATCCAGAGCAACATTGCAGACGAAGCCACAGCGCACCGCGACGCGCTCGAAACCCGCGCAACTGAACTACAGACTGAGGTTGACAAATATGCAGACGAAATCTCGAAGCGTCCGCCGGCTGGCGCTTGTCTTCTTAACGACGCTGACGTTCGGCGGCTGCGCGCAATTCGGTAAGCAGCCGCTCGACCGGCAGATACCGAAGGATTGTGAGAACCTGGCGAAACCGGTTCCGCTGCCAAGCGTTAATCTGAATGACGACGCACGTATTCAGGCAGCACGGAACCGCGCTGCTGCTGCGAAAGCGAATGGCCGCCTTGAAGCTACGCACGACTGCCAAGCCTCCCAGCGTAAACAGTTCGGTGCGCCAAATGAGTAACCTGGAACGCATCGCGCGCATGGCCGCGAAAGAAACCGTCGAGCAGACGTTTCTGATGCTGGGCATGGACGTTAAAGACCCGATCGCCACGCAACGAACATTCGCGTTCCTCAAGAACCTTCAGCACAGCTTCTATATGATAAAGCGTGCGGCCATTGCCGCAGCCGTGGGCGCGGTCGTGAGCGGACTTGGCTGGGTAATATGGCTCGGCGTGAAGGCCGGCGCTGCGCTGGCCGATAAGCAATAACGCGCGCAATTTCGGGACAATCATTTGTAAAACGGTAACTACCCCGTACCCGAATTGTACCCCGGACTACGCGGAACAGCCGGAATTGCCGTACTTTACGGGCAAAAAAGTACAATTAAACGGACATTAGGCAACACGCCGGACACCTGTTTTTAATGCTGTTATTTAAGCTGATCTTCAAACGCCTCCCTTAGTTTGCACCTATCAGGCGAGACAAAAGTTTCGTCGAATAAGTCGTAAAAACGACGACAGGGGAAGTGTCATGATCAAAAC